TTTTGTAACACCGTCCTCAGAGAACATATTAGTAGACTTGAAGCTGAAAAGGAGTCTTCTACAGATGTTTGATTATGACAAATGGTTAGAGAACTACAAAGAAGAACAAAGAGTCCGTTGTCCATACTGTAAGTTTGATATCTCCTACGATGGGGATAGCATGATAATATATGAAAACGGTATCTCTATTTCCTATCATGGGTGGCCAGACGAAGAGGATAGTATCGTTGAATGTCCTGAATGTGGTGAAACATTCAAGGTTCGTGAACACGTTAGAAGAACTTACGACACTTGTAAATCAGAGGAGGATTTTGAATAATGAAGATTAAATTTGAAGATATTATAGCAATCCAAAAAGCTGGAGAGGAAGAAAAAGCTTTTGCTATGAGAATATTTTATGAGCCAGCAAAAAATCCAGGATCGCCTTTAACATCAGCCGCTAATATTAATGACATCAATTTTGAGAATGATGGTAGTTTCCCGACTTTGAAAATGGCAATTAAACAACAAGAGATTGACGAAACTAAATATCAAACATTTCAAACTGATATTATTAAAGTCATTATTGATAAAATAATTGAAGTAACCAAACCCGAAAGTAAAAAGAGACTTGAGAATGGTTGGGATGGACTTACTTTAGTATCAGCAATTATACAGTTGAGTAACAAAATAGCCGTCAATACAAGAAGAGGTGCCGGTAACTTTGTTTTGGTTCCGAAAGAAATTTATGATGGAATAAAAAAACTTGGATACTCAATAATTGGTGATAAGATAAACGGAATAATTCAAATGTACGAAACACCATATCTCACAGACAAAGTTATTGTAGGTTATAAAGGCTCTGGTAAATCTGACTCTGGTTTAATCCTTTACTTTAAAGAAGACGAATATCAACTAATAGATATAGAAGGTTCTGAAAATTATTACTGTATATTGGAGGTATAATGGATTTTCAAGATTATCAAATTATGGCAGGAATGACCGCAATCTACCTTGAAAAATTCAAGGCTGCTGGCAATGAAGAAATCCCAGAAACAGTTATGAAGTATCTTGGACTTTCCTATTGTTCAAACGGTCTCGGTGAAGTTGGAGAAATACAAGGTAAGGTAAAGAAAATCCTTCGCGACCAAGGTGGAGTGATTACAGAAGAGAATAAGAAAGACTTAGCAAAAGAACTTGGTGATGTTCTTTGGTATGTCGCCGCAATGTGTACTGAGTTAGATATTTCAATGGATGATGTTGCCAAGGGAAATATAACCAAACTCAGATCAAGACAAGACAGAGATCAATTGAGAGGTTCGGGAGACGATAGATGAGAGCCTTGAAGTATAATGTTGAAATTCAAGATGATCCTGTTCATTCTTATACAAGGAGAACCATCCAAGAAGTTTGGCTTCCTAAAATCAATGCTTGTTTCAACGAAGAAGGGGTTGCGTTTGAAAGTCAATCTCCAAGAGTTCCAGAAGTAGAATGTGAACCAATAGAAATTCCACCATATTGGTTTGATGATGTTGAAAAATATCTTCGTAAAAAGTCGCAGATAAAAAGCTTTTGCAAAGAAATTTTCTTGACAACCAAAGAATAATATGATATCTTTATAATACATATAAACAACACAATTCAACAAAGGAGTTGTAAATGTCAAAAGTCCAGTATAATAGTGAGTTGTTTGACTTGGTGAAAGACCTCACATCTATTAACACCCAAGTCATATTTGAAAAGGACGAAGAAGGTAATGTTGTTGTAAGAAGAGCTGACAGCGAGGCAACCATTGCCTACGATTTGAAAGCACCAAGAGAATACTTTGACTTCAATGAAGATCAGATAGCATTCTATAACTATCCTGAATTCTTCCAGTATTTGAAGGCTCTTGGAGAACCAGAGATTTCAATCAGTCAAAAGAGTGTGACACTCAAAGAGGGAAGTTCAAAGACAAGTTATCTCTTGTCAAACCCAGAAGCAATCGAAGAAGGACCAAAGACAATCAACTTTACGAACCCAGATGTTCGTATACAGTTGTCTTCTGAAAACTTGGATGAACTGTTGAAGTTGATTGGACTTATCAATTCCAAGAAAGCTCAGGTTTATGGAAATGGAAAGAAGTTGACAATCAAGGTTTACAATAACCTACATGACAACACATTTGAGAAGACTTTTGATGTTGAGAATCTCACAAACTTTGAGGATGAAATTGACTTCGTGATGTTCTCTGACACCTTTAAAAAGCTTCCTGTCAAGAGAGATTATATTATTGAAATCAAAGCACAAGGATTTATTCGTATTTCTTTGGTTGACGAAAAACTTAGTCTCGATATTTACACTGGCAAAATTAAGGGGTAACAGTTATGACAAAGAAGAAGAAAGTTGATAACGAAATTGAAGAACTTGAGTCATCAACAACCATTAATGATAATGATGCTGTTGTGGAAGAGGAAGAAGTAGTTCTTGACGAAAACAATCAGATGTTCACTCCTGGTGATGAATACGATGATGATTTTGTAGAAGATGAAGGTATTTTGACTGGTGAGCAGTATGATGTTCCTGAAGATGTTGATGGATTTGTTGATGCCGATACTGGTGAAATTCTAAAAAGAGAGGACATGACTCCTTGGCAGATCATCAAAGCAATCGCAAAACAAAACAATGTTCAGATTCGTAACCCAGCAAAAGGTTGTAACCACTGTTACGAAAAAGGATATGAAGGTTTGGATCATTCAACAAAAATGCCTGTTCCTTGTCGATGTCTGTTCCGTGGAAAAACTGAGAAAGAAAAGCAGGTTGAAGCTTACTACGACGCAAGTAAAATGACAAAGAAAATTTCTAGAGAACAGAAACGTAAAATGTCTAAATTCATTAAAAGCGCATTCAGAAAGGAAAGAAGAGAACAAGCCAAAAGAATCAAGGCTGGTCTTCCTATCCATACTGAAAACGATGGTGGTGAAGAAATAGAAATTCCAGCAGTAGAAGTCAACAAGATTCTCAAGGAATATATCAAGCAGGATTCTTTGAAGAAGACAGCATCATCACTAAATTGTACATTGACAAAAGTCAAGAAAGTTATAAAGACGAACAGAACAAAACTTGAAAAGCTTAGAACTAAGGGGACGAAATGAGCAAAAAGCAATTGAGCTATACTTTATGGGTTGAGAAATACAGACCAGAAAATATTAATCAAGTTTTGCTTCCAGACTCCACCAAAAAGTTCTTTCTTCAACTTGTAAAAGAGAAGGAGATTCCAAATCTCTTTCTCTTCTCTTCAAGTCCAGGAACTGGTAAAACGACGGTAGCAAAATGTCTTGTCAATGATATCAAAGTCGATTCAATCTATATCAATATTTCACTTGAAAGAGGAATAGACACTTTGAGAAATCGTATCTCAAAGTTTGCTTCTTCATATTCTATGTTCGGCGAGAATGAAGATGGAAAGAAGATTTGTATACTTGATGAGTTTGATGGAGCAACTCCTGAACTTCAGAATGCTATGAGGGGGTTCATGGAAGAATTTCAAGACAGTTGTAGGTTTATCATAACCTGTAACTATGCTACAAAGGTTATTGAACCATTGAAGTCAAGATGTCAGTCTGTAGACTTCAACATGACAAGCAAAGAGGTTCAAGAAGAACTGAAACCATTTATTGTCAAGAGACTTTGTGGAATGTTAAAGTTTGAGAAGGTTGATTTCAAGGAAGAAACAATCGTTAAGCTTGTTGATATGTTTTATCCTGACATGAGAAGAATGATTAACTTACTTCAACATTATTCCAAGGTTAATGGCATCATTGATACTGGTGTCTTTGATGTTGATAAGGTTGACACTGAATTCTATCAAATGGTTTTGAATAGGAAGTTGACAGATGCCAGAAGATTCGTTATTGAAAGGAACTATAATTTCGACGAAATGTATCGTAATATGTTTGACAACTTCTTACCACTTTTAGAGAAACCAAAACAAGGACAAGTTATCCTTGTCATAGCAGAGTATATGTATCGCAATGCTTTCGTTGTAGACAAAGAGATAAACTTCACGGCGATGTTATTAGAAATAATGGGAGTATTATAATATGGCTAATTTTAAATGTGTCATTCCAAGACACAACGATCAAAAATTTAAGACGATGGCTGAACCTTCTATGAAGAAAATAGGTGCTCAGGTCTTACAGGTTTTCGATCAAGACAAAGAGAAACCAGAGAATATCTTCAAGAAGTATAACGGTGGGATTGAAGCATTGATGAATGCTGGGCTTCAAGATGATGACATTATCATTTTCATGCACGAAGATGTTGGTTTTGTTGACAACCTTTTTAGAGATAAAGTTGAGTTCCTTTTTGCTGAGAAGCCAGACGTTGCTGTTCTTGGTATTGCTGGTGCAACTGAGTTGACTGAACGTGGTGGTTGGTGGATGACAACTCCAGATAAAATGCGTGGGCATTTAATCCAAGGTAAAGACGGTGGTGGTCAAGGTGAGGGATTTCATCTTCAAAAAGGTGCTATTGGTTACTTTGATGATGTTGTTGCCGTTGATGGTTGTATGTTGATTACTAAAGGAAAGTTCATCAAAGAAGGTCTAGCGTTTGATGATAAGACTTATGATTCAAATGATTTTTACGACATTGATCTCTGCTTTAGAGCAATGGAAATGGGTTACAGAGTTGCTGTTGCTGATATACTCATCTTCCATCAGTCCTCTGGTATGGGTGTATTCAATGAACCTTGGAAGAAATCAAAACAGGCATTCATTGATAAATGGACTGCAAAAGGAAAGACATTGCCTTTCACAAGAGATCAGTTTGAAGTTAAAGAATTTGAATCAGAAATTGTGGAGATTGATCTATGAGTACAGTCTATGTTAATATCGGGTTCCCTGGTAGTGGTAAGTCAACTTGGTCAAAAAACTTTGCAAAAGAGAATAAAGATGTTATAATCATTAACAGAGATTCTTTTCGTTCAATGATTAAAGGTGATATATATACTTTTGACTTTCGTTTTGAGCCTTTCATAAAGAAAGCAACCAACAAGGCAATTGAGTGTGCGCTTGAATATGGACTTGATGTTATCGTTGACGAGACGCACATCAAGAGAGAAAGAAGATTTGAGATCATAAAGACTGTTAGAGATTTTGAATCGAGTTATGGTTTGATAAATGATGAATATGGAAGGACTAAGATTGTCTATCGTTGGTTCATAGAGAATGAGGATAATCTAAAGTATAGAATGCAAGAGGCAAGAGGATATGATACTGAAAAATGGTCTCAAGTTATAAATGGAATGAAGAAGAGTTTCGAAGTTCCAGAAGAAGACGAAGGATATGATAAAATTGTTTTAATCAATCCTTTTAAAAAACTCATACAGGAGGCATGAAAATGAAAAAGTTTTTATGGAAATTTGTAAAACCTTTCGTAAAGGCACAAGCTATTAAGCTTATTGAAAATGAAGAGTATCAAAAGAAGTATGTCGCATTGATTGCTGAGAAGATTGATATTCCAAATATAAGCAAGAAGGCTGAAAAGAAGTTGTTGGATCAGATTTATGATATTGGTCAGGAAGTTGCTATTGATATGATTGAGGAAATCTAATGGAATTATTTGATTATCTAAAGGCTATGACTGAACGGAACGAAGACCTCGACTTCAGTGATGACGAGGTCCGTTCCAAATATCAGCCTTATATGATTAATAGGTTTGTGTCAATGTCTGAAGTCTTTTTACCAGTTGTAAATGAAATCAACGGTTTTCAAGTTCCGAAAGATGTTCATTACCGATATATGTTTTCTATTCTACCGAAGAGAAAGCAGTACTTTAAATATATCAAAAGCAATAAAGATGTATCTCTCCAAGAGAAGAAAATTCTAGCACATTACTTTAAAATTGGTTTAAAGGAAGCAGATGAATACATTAAGCTTCTAGAAATGGATCAGATTAAAGAGATACTTGAAATTTATCGTTCGGGGAAAAACACTATCATCGACTTATAAATACTTTCATCATATTTTTATGGAGGTATTTATGAGGTACAAAGCACCGAAGATCGACAATAAAGCACAGTGGGTTCCCATTGTGGCAAAAGATAAAGATTGGTTGGTTGGATATATCACCGGAATACAAATGATAGAGTCTCTCGTTTTCGATACACTTAAAGAAAATGGTGTAGAGATTAACTTAAGAGGAATAGAACTTTGTCTCGATAGTTCAAGATTCAATGATATACTTGAAAACGGTAAAAGAGAATCTGAATGTACCAAATCCGAAATAAAAAAATATTACAGTGATATGGTAGAAGAGAAAATGACAATGATTAAAGAACATCATCCAGACAACGATGTTTCTGTATTTGATGATTGCTTTTTAGAGGTAGAGTGTATTTGTGGATTAGGAGTATACACATTTAAGACCGCACATGATGTTCCAGATAAACGATTCAAATGTCAATGTTGTGGAAGAACAGTCATTGACTATACATTACATGATGATGATGAATACGATTTCGATGGAGAGATTTCTTCCAGATTTGATAATATAACTGAAGAAATTCAGAAACAGATTGACGTAGAAGTTAATAAAGTAAATGAAGAACTTGAAGAAGAAGATGATGAAGAAGATAATGGTGAGAACTTATTTTAAAGGAGAAGATTATGAACATTGCTAAGAAGATTAAATGCGTTCATTGTCAGTCAACAGTTGAAGACGATGGTTCTTGTACTTGTGGTAAGGTAAAGCTTACAAACGGTACGATTACTGAAGGTAAACTTGGGACTGATTATGTTGATGTTTCACAAGTTTTATTGAACGAAAAAGCATGAAACATATAACTACAATCTATAAGAACCATTTCCATATCGTTGAAGTCGACGAAAAAGGGAATGGTTCTTCTATATCTACGAAGGGAAACGGCATACCAGAGCATTCTCACCGAGTTTTAAATAATGTTGTGTACGCTTCGTTTGAACATCATGTGCATGAAATTGAAGGAGATTGATATGAAAAAGGTAATACTTATATCAGGTAAATTACAGTCTGGTAAGAATCAGTTCGCAGAATATTTACAAAAAGCATTTGAGAAAAAAGTCATCACAGTTAAAGGCAATGAATATATTGAACAGGATTATCGTCCTTATAAGATATCTTCTGATCTTTTCGCACGTTCACTTAAAGATTGGTGTAAGGAAGACTTTGCCAAATTGAGCGCAGTCCTTGAGAATCTTTCAGAACAGATTAAGTCCAAGATAAACCTTTATTCTGACACAAGAGAACATATGATTGCCCCAGATGCTCTTGATGATATTGAGAATACAGTAGACCAATTGAAGATTAGAGATGACAATTGGTATGAAGACAAGACTGAAATCACCAGAGTCATTCTTCAGCTTTATGGAACTGATATCTTCCGTAAGAGAGTTGATGATAACTTTTGGGTTCAGCAGATGAAGGATAGAGTTCTTGCTTCAGATGCAGACATTATCCTTATTACAGATACAAGATTCCCTAACGAAATTGAAGGGATGTATGATGATTCTTACGAAACCGTGGCCATAAGGATTCAAAGAAATATAAATACTCAAGAGCGGATTGCTTCTCATGCTTCGGAGACATCTCTTGACAATTGGACTGAATGGGACTATGTTGTTGAAAATAATGGGTCTCTTGAACATTTAGAAGAATCTGCCGAACTAGTTGCTAACTCAATTACAGGTAACCATAAATACGAAAATCCCGTAGGACTTTTTACAAGGCGGAGCAAGGAGAATATACAATGGGAACATTTAAAGACTATGTAAAAGAACAAGAGTTGTTTGAGGCCGATATTAAAACTATTTTAGATTATACAAGTGCGACCCTTCAAGATTTGATTTCTCTTCCTTTTCGATTAGTCCGCGGAAGTCTCTCAGCAATTATTGGCATTCTACATTTTGCCGTAGGCGCCCCATTTAAAGGAGCTCAAGTTGCCGTGGATGTTGCAAAAGAAGTTTCTAAACAAATTGAAAAAGATAAAAATGCTAAAGCAGCGGCTGAATGGTTGGCACAAAATGAAGAAGTTAAAGAAGTTAAAGAACTTATGAAAAATGCCCACGAAGCACAACAAGAAGTTCCAAGCAAAATTAAGGGTTTGAGAGGTAATAAAAGAAAAGAAGTTGAACAAGAACTTGCTTTAGAAATAAAAGATTTGAGAAGCCGAGCATTAGAAATAAAAAGAAATATCAAGCAACAAATGGAAACGGATGGTCTTAGTTATGAGGTTGCTCAATATATTTATGATTGGGTTCCTGGTTTAGCAAAAACAGGAACATCTGCACCAACTAGAAGAACAAAGAACTTAGAAGGAGAATAAACAATGGGTCAATTTACAGAATTCGTAAACAAGAAACTTCTTAAAGAAGAAGCCAAGAAGGTTTCTACTAACCTTCTTAAGAACATCATTGATGTTGTCAAAGAATATGTTGTAACTGAATTTGACTTGTCCGAGGACGAGAAGATGCAAATTATCAACAACATGGAAATCAGTGTAGAAGAACATGGACAGGGTGTTTTGAAGAACTCTCCTAAGTTCCTCGCTTCCTCAAAATATAATGAGAGTGAAGGTGAGTCTGTTCCTGTTGAAATCTCTATCGCTATTGTCACAGAGAAACTTGGTGGTGCTTCTGAAGTAGAACCTGCCGATGACGATGATGTACACGATGAAATGCCAGATGAAGGTGGAGAAGAATAATATGAAAAGCTTTCAAAAATATCTAAAAGAAAATGAAGACATGAGAGGGATTGTTACTGATGCTGCTGATGTTGTTCAAGGGCTTAAAGATATCTCTAAAGAATTCGCAGAACTCCAAAAGAGATATGAACAAGCAACTGGACACAGAACAACTGACTTCCTACATTTTAAGTCAATGGTTGATGAAATCATTTCAACAGACAATGGAGAAGCTGGATTAGAACCTTTCGTAGATGATTTGTTTGATGAAATACGACACAAGGAAAATGATGCTGAAGAACAATGGGCGAAAAGAACATCCAGATACAATAAGTCCAAGAATGCCGGAAACAGAAGTCAAAGAAGTGAAGTCGATGATGATGATGCCGACAGGAAATATAACGACCGCGCACAAAAACGATATGGTCGAGGTAGTGGAAGTGGACTTGGATACGGATTCTAATATAGAACACGCGCGACCTATATTATATAGGGCAAGAAAAAAGATGAAAATAAACCTTGACAAACATTCTGGCATATGATATCTTTTATACATAAGAAATTAGAGAAGAAGGAATGGAAGGTTCCGATCATCAAGGTGACAGAGAAAGAGGTCACACTTTTCGGGATTATCAAAATCAAGAGAAAAAAGAAATTTGAAAAAAACCTTGACAAACATTCTGGAATATGATATCTTATGTAGGAAGGTTTGAAAGAGGGTAAAAAAGTCCCATTAAAACTTTTCAAAAAATGTTGACAATTGATCTGGAAAATGGTATATTTTTATAAATAGTTTAAGAAGGGAAAATTCAAAGGATTTATAGCAGACGGGACAGGTCGTCATCTGGACAGGGCTCATATCCCTGGAGAACAAGGTTAGACTCCTTGGTGTTGCAACCAATCTTTGAATGATAATATAAACAGTTAGGCAAGACGGACGCTAAGCGACCAACTTGCCAATCTTTAAAAGGGAAACATTATGAGAAACACAATCTGTAAACAGCAACAAAATAAGACCCATAAGGGCGCATTTAGTAATGCGATTATGCCCGTGGTCTATATTTGGCTCAATGCTGAACAGACAGATAGAAACCCAGGACGTAGAATGAAAACCTGACTCATATAATTCAATAGAATTGACAAGAGGGTCAGGTGAAAACTTGACCCTCTTTTTTTTGGCTCTTTGACATTTTTGGGAACTAACAAAAGCACATTTATTAAGAAGAATGTTATTTCTCTTGTAGAAATTGACATAAATGTGAAGGGGGCTTCGGCCCCCGACACTCCAT